CCCGGATTGGCGGGCACATATACGGACGGTTTCCCCTTTTTTTAAGCATTTTGCCCAGCCGTGCCGCACCATCCACTTACGCCACCCCCAGACCCAGCTGCATAGTGTGTATCCCGCTCTTTATTGTGTGAACCACATCTTTGATCAAATATAACCCCTTCATGCCCGTAATAGGTTCTGTTACCTCCAGCAAGCGACCAGCTCTGGCATTATCATCACCTGGTACCACGATGCTGTTCTCTTCCATGATCCGGCCCAGGTCCTTAAGCTGACTAGCTGCTATGGTATACGCCTTTCCTAAATCCTTATCTTCAATGGACTGTACTTCCTGGAGTAACCCATACTTTCTTATGAGATAATCGCTTTTGACTTCGCTTACGACTTTATTATTGTTAGTGAGTTTAATGTTATTTTTCATTTCCTCAATACTTCTGCTTCGGGAAGGGTTACTTATAGCAGAAGTAACCGGTAAGGGACCAAATATATCCGCCAGCATAAATGTTGGGGCAATGATTAGATCCTTTTGGTTTTCGATATACAACTTATCTACCCGCATTTCAAGTCGGTATTTAATACCGGTTACTAACTCCGCTTGCTTGAGAATGTCCTTTATTATGTCTGATACCACATCGCCCGGATAGATTTTTGTAATAGGGACTGGGATGCCGGTTATGCTGCCAACCGGGACGTTAAAATCCGTTAGTATTTTCTTAATAGCAACATCAGCGGCCATCCCGTTAAATTGGTAAATAGCTTTAGATTTGTTCAGGTAAAAAGCAAAATCAAAGCTGTTATACTGAATTGGGCTCCGCCCATTCTTAGCCTCTTTAACTACCATGCCCCTGTATACTTCGAACTGATTACTTAAAACTACCATGCTTCCTAGGTCGACCGGGTTCATTGGAAAATAGCGGTCATCGTTGTATGCATCCTCAAAATTAAGCTGTACCCCCAACTGGTCGACACTGCTCTTCCAGGAAATTGTCCCTACAAGAGGGGTAATATCATACTGTTTGTTATTAGTAATGCAAAATAACTTATGCACGCTATCACCCCAGTTTTACAAACTTAAACTCGGATAGCTCCAGGGTATAATAAACATCCCCACTGCCATCCTGGATCCCATAGTCAAATCGTTCAATACTGACAGCCATATTTATCGGAGTTTCGGTAATTATGATCCGTATAGGTATCCGCCTGGCCTTCCAGGCTTCTATTATTTCAACGTACTCCCAGCCGGAATAGGTTCGATCCCGAACAAAAGAATAGTCTTTAACAGGAAAAAAGGACTCCATGGCAACTCCGGATAAAGCCGGTAGCCCAATCAGCTTAATCTCCCCCTGACTGATGGTTTCATAGACCTGATTTTTCATCCCGGTAGATATTCTAAATTGAGGTGGTACCACGGGTAGCTTTATAACCTGCTCCCGATTATTTATGCTAAGAAAAATGTCCAAACCGATTTACCCCCTACCCTGCATTAGCCAGAGCTAATTCTATTTCGGGTACCAATTGATTCATTATCTCCTGGATAGTTAGATTCGTTCCGTTGATATAGAAGTTTGCTTGCACAGGTCTCTTTTCCTGTACTTTGCCCCTAGTACTATTGGTAACCATGGAAGTAGATTTATTATTTGAAAATACCTTTGATCCACGAGGAAGGTTAACCAGTTCCGGACCACGTTCACCGACCCAAGTTAAGCCACCGCGCCAGTTATTAGTACCTAATGCATTATGCCCGATTTCAAATTCCTTAACATGTGCTATTGATACCCCCGGGATGTTGTTTAAGCCGTCAATAAGCAGGTTGGTATATCTGATAACGGTATTTACGCCTGATTTACAGGAATCGGCTACAAATGTCCATAGGTCTGCAGCTTTCTTTTTGACTGTATCCCAGTGCGTATAAAGATAAATTCCAGCAGCTACAAGCAATCCTATCCCTACCACCATTAACCCCACAGGGTTAGCCATCATAACTGCGTTTAAACCTCCCTGAGCCAAAGTCATAGCTAATGTACTGGCTTTCCATGCGTTTGTAAGCATTGTTATGGCCCCAATTATTTTAAAGGCCGTAATTCCTGCTACCACTCCCCCCAATGCGGGTATCAATATATCAGAATGCTGTTTACAGAATTTAAAAGCACCTAATATTTCATTTACAACCTTAACCCCACCATTGAAAGCACTGGTCAAATCTTGGCCTATCCGGTCTATAGTCCCATCGGCCTGCCATTTCTGCAGGGTGTCGCCCGCTTCTTTCGCTTTCTTCTTTACGGTATCAAACAAGCTTCCGGCCTTTATGCTGCCATCCGCACTTACCCCAGCCATTTTAGCCAATGATGTGGAGAACACACCTGTAACAGTGCTCATGATACCTTTAAAGGAGCCCGCTTGTTTATCCATGCCTCCTTTAAATCGTTCATCCATAAGGGAAAATAGCGCTTTATTAAATGCCTCCTGGTCGGTTATTTGGCCTTTACTGTTAACTATCTCCTTGCCACGCATGATCTTGTTGCCTTGCTCAACGATCATGGCCTTGGTAATACCGAACTCCTTCAAACGCTCAAGTTCACCAGTCTGGGCGTCTGCGACGGCCTCTACTGCTTAAATAATATCCTTATTCATCACGCCTGCCATATTACCGATGGCAGGCAAGGTTTTTTGGGCCTCCAATCCATAGTTCTGTAGTTTAACCGTGGCTTCCACCACTGGCCCCGTTTCAAAAGGAGTATTATTTGCGAAATCTGCAGCCCAGGCCATGATTTCGGCGGCTTTTTTAGTATCTTTCATGACTATATCTAGGGTGTTACGGTAGCCTTCCATATTTGATGCTTCGTTTATAGCTTTGCCAGCCAAGCCTGCCGCTGAAGCTACGCCAACCATTCCAGCAGCTCCGCCTGCAAGTTTTCCACCCATGCCGCCTATTCCGGCACCAACTCGCTGCCTGACTCTTTCAAAATCAGCCATAGCTTGCTTGGATTTCTTTGCTTCGGATTGAAACTTATCCCATCCGGCTATGCTTTTCCGCATATTAGTCTGAAAATTATTGTCCTTGAGAGTGAGTACAGCTCCTATACTCTTCTTAGCCACCGTTAGTCACCCCCCTGAGCTTCATGTTCTAGCTGAATAACCATGCTGGCTATATAAAATAACTTGTCCTGCTCCGATAGGCTTAACAATGATGAAAGAGCATGGCCCCGCTGTAAATAGTGGTGAAACATAGCGAAAAGGTCATGCTCTCCTATTAGTTTTTTATTTCCTCAACCATCCTTACAGAATCTTCGTCATACCCTGCCATCTTAACTATTTCCCCAGATATCCGGGCAATCTCTCCAGGTTCAAAGATTGCATCTATAATATCCATGGGCTTTATGCACCCATAAGCAGCATGAAGACTAGCATCTTTTAGATTAGGCTCAATAGTGCATTCATAAATTAGGTAGCAATTACCCTCTTGATCCATATCAAACGCATCAAGAATAAGAGCCCGGTCGGGTTTTTCTACAATGATTGTCCCGTCCAGGCTCTTAACGTAAAGTTCTTTGCGTTTTTTGTGCTTCGCCTTCTTTTGATCTGCCTTAGCAATAAGATCGCTTAATTTTACTTTATTCAAAATTAGCCCTCCTGCACCGGAATGGTATCGGGGAAATCAACGTCCGACAGTGTAAACCCAAACGGGAATTCCATCTCTAATGCCTTACCTGCTTCAAAATCCATTAACGAGAGCTCATTAAACCACACATTATTTATTACCACGCGCTCGCTGGCCTTCCCCTTTGTATCTGGGTCTGCCAACTTGCCAATTAGTTGACTGCGAGGATCCGTTCCAGCTTTCCATGCATCAAGCAATTTCTTTTGACCCCGGGAAAACACTTTTTTGATTTTAAATTTCCCGTCGCATTTTACTTTGGTAATCTTGCTATCAACATCCAGGCTGCCTGCCATTTGAACATCCTCTCGATCAGGTTTTATTTTAGATTCGAAAGCTGATAATTCATAGACAAGCTCTCCATCCCACCAGAGTTGTCCCCACGTTCCGTTTATTTGCCTATAGCCGGGTACTTTTCCCATCCTTTATCCCTCCTGGTTTAACTTTTACATATAGATAGCGAAATTCAGGTCTTCCATTGCATCCAAGAACTTAACGCTGGCCTTGGCAAATACCTTGGAGCCAGTATTATATTCCTTAACCTGCTGCTCGCTCAAGGTAGTCACATCAATACCCTTACCCGTTAAATACAATCTCTGAGCATCAACATCAATTGAAACCTTATTGTCGTAACTGGGATCCAATACGTCAATCCGCTCAAGCTCCTTAAAATATGCATTAACTGCAGCAAGGAAAAGGATCTTATTGTCATAGCTGTTAATCACCTTGCCAACATAGGAGTTATCAAAGATATCATGGATATCATCCCTGACCAAATCCACTCCTTCAATGATCTTAATCTTCTTAAAATCCTCACCTTTGGTTGCTGTGGTAGTGGTCAGAGAGTTAACACCCCGGCCAATCTTTGGAGCAGCATCAACACTGGCAACCAGAATCAATTTGCCTGCGTCGATATCTTCATCCGGAGTCGCGCTCTCAGTAATACTCTCCACTTCGGCCAGCGTGTAGTAAGTGGAGCTCCGGCTGAAGGGCAGACCTGCAAAGATACCAGCCAGACGGCAACAATATTCCTCTGTGGTATATGTCTTTGCCCCTATCACCAGATCATCTGTAGCAAAATTGATGATCCCTTCATGATCAGCCACGTTATTTGGTAGCACAGCCTTAAAGGTCTTATGGTGGGTATCGCGCTGACTCTTAATCCAAGTTGCGATAGCTGCTACTTCGGCTGTTAATATTCCTGGTATAGCTAGATAATTCCATCTCTTATTTTTTAGCCTATCAAGGGCCGTATTATAATCAGCGGCATTGGTAGCAATCCTTTCGCAGATCACCTTAGAGGGTATTCCTTCAAAGGTTTTAAGGATATAATCCTTGTTTGCCGCAGTCCATTCTACGGCATCTATCTCATCAATAGTGTTATATACTTTGGTGTCAAACGTAACGTCGGTATCATCTTTTAGTATCAGTGCCACTATTCCTCGGGTGCTGCGCTGTATAGCGGTAAGCCCCTGGGTTTTAAATTCAATTAGGATCTCAGGAAGTCCCACTTTATAACTCCTCCTTCACTTCCAACTCTCTCATGAGCTCAATATCGCCCTCGATATATCCAAGTTCTTCTTGCCTGGGGTCTAAAGGTATAGTCACGGTCTCACCAGGCACATCCAGTTCAATAGTGATTCCGTCCTGGCTATCTGTAAACTGTAGCTTAAACTGATAATGCATTACGTCATCAATAATTTCAGGTTGTGGATCAATGATGCCAAGAACCCGATCTTCAACCTTCAGACCATACCCTAGAAGATCATCCAGTGCAGCAGCTATATCCCACATATCCCGGACAGGCTTACTCGCATCTGAGAAATAGCAGATATCTACCAGTATGTTCTTAGCCTGGTGAACTACGTTAACAATTAGGCCTGCTTCCGGTACCAACTGCATGAAAAAAGCAGGGCGTTTATAACCCTGCTGTATTTCCTCCCCGTAAATATTGGCATCTGGGTATTTATTTTTAAGTTTTATAGAAAGGGCATCCCGAATAGCATTATAACCGATCATACCTCCAGCTCCTTCACCAGGTTATCAAACCAGGGTTTCATATCTCCATCCCATTCCCGGTCTAATTCATCAAGACTGGTCTGCAACATATGCTGTCCAGGAACAAACCCCAGAACCGGGCCATCCTTTTTATTTTTAATGTTATGCCCGTATTCTATAAGGTGAGCATGAGGAGCTGTTGATTTCACCTCCGCTCTAATAGAGTTGTATTTCTTTTTAGCTTTAGTGCTTCTCCAGCTCTTTTTAAGGTTCCCTGTGGGCCCTTTATGGGTCTTATCTTTGCATTTTTTTCGGAGCTTTTTGGCTTGTTTGTCTATAAACACGGCCCCTTTTTCCGGATATTGATTGATTATTTTGTTGGCTTCCGCTTTCCAAACATCTACACCATAAACCTCTACGCCCATACTATCACTCCCCTGGGCCGCTTGGATTGCGTTCGATACACATTAACTGCATTTCCTGGTGGCGTTCCTCCGGATCAATTACAGCCTGAATATATAAGATGCGGTCACCATATATAACTCTCATCTCGGATGTTATTCCTGGCCGGTACCGGATCCTGATCTTTGTGGTAAGCTCGGAGTGGGTCTCAAGAGCCTGAAAGAACTCTCGTCCTCTCAGCGGCTCAACCGCCGCATATACTATACAGCTATCCTGCCAGGAAGATATCGTCTCTTTAGTATCAGGATCATCCGCAAATACCTCTTGTTGGATTTTAATCCGGTGGCGAAGATCACCCGCATTTATTGGTTTCACTCCATCACCTCCAATGCCTTCGCATGCAGCTGTCCAATCAGTCCCCTCACTCCGATATCGTTATCGGGTATTTTACCTATCTGCCCAGGATCGTCAAACCAGCGGACAAGCAGAACACTAGCAAGCATTTTGGCGGTTGGGTCAATAGAGATATCACCAGCCCAATCTCTGCCTGTCGCAGTTTTTATATAATCATCAACAAATGGCATTATAATATTTAATCTTTCAACAGGTACATCGTTTATGCTTGTATATCCTAGCATGCCAGCCGCTTCTAATTGTGTGAGTATCACATTATCACCGCCTTA